AAAGCAATTCCGCCGCCGTCCCCTGACTTCCAGCATCCGGCTTCACGTAGCCGCGCGCTTCCTGCAGCTGTTTGCCGATCGTATCGTAGGTGTCATTCAGGGATTTATCCGCATCAGGGAACATGACGCGGAAGATATTCACCGTTGGCGCTACGTTTGCGGTAAACGCCGGGTCGCTGATCAGCCGCTTACTGAAGCCCACAGCAGATTGTGCCAGGCCGATTGTTCCCTCTGCTGCCCCGCGAACTGGCGCAGCGATTGAACCCTGAAAGAACGTTGGATCATAATCATCAGGCCGCGCCGGGTTGGCGTTGGTCTTGTCGTCAGTCCAGGCCTGTCCCTCTGGAGCCAGTGAAAAAACGTCTGCCATTATTCGACCCTCACGACGATAGCTTCATTGGTACGCGGGTCCGTGGCCCAGCGACCGCTGCCGCTTACCATGCGGTACTGGTTATTCCCGATGTTCACCGGGGTGAAGTTTGAAGCAGCGTTCTCATTCAGTCCGGCATCTTTAAGGGCCTGCTGAGAAGCTGCGGTGTAACGGTCTTTGAACGTTGATTTGTCCATGCCAAACGGCATCACCACGTCACCGCCGTTAAAGCTTTTGTACACACCTCCGGTGGCGTACTGCGCCGCCTTCTCCACTACATCAGAGTTTGCCGCATCGGTTCGCGTCATCGCAGAGTCACCAGACTGGTAGGCGATCCCGGCGTAGGCCGATTTAAACAGGCTGTAGCTCAACTGGCGCGCCTGCGGGTTGTTGGAGAATGCATTGCCTACCTGATCGTCAAAGGCACGCTTCAGCTTGTCCTCGCTCGGCAACTGTACCGGAGTGATACCTGCGTCCTTCATCGCCTTTGTAGGGTTCAATAGCTGGTCGCCGGCCAGGATCGCCTTTGAAACGTCGTATTTATTCATGGTCGGTTTGTAGCCAATAAACTGGCTATAGGCGATCACTGGTTTGCTGTTGTCGTACTGGTTATCAGGAGTGCCCAGCAACAGGGCAGAATACGCGGTGGCCGCGCTGTTCGGCGCAATCGCTGACGCGACCTGCCGCATGGCTGGCGCTGGCAGCGTCTCACCCATGCTCTGCAAAAGCTTAATGGTCTGATCCACATCCTGCGTGCCGCGCACCTGCTGGGCGAGAGTGGCCGCCTCTTCACTGGAGAGGATCGGGGCGTTGATGCCCAGTGCGCGCAGGCTTTCCTGTGAGGAGAATCGGTTAGCTACCTCGGCAGTGATGTCGCTCGGGTTGTTGCTGGCGATCTGCTTGTAAGCGCCAATATCTACCGCAGCGTTGAACGGATTGTTTTGCCGCTGGGTGATTACCTTTGTGGCCGCCGCCGATACCTGGTCGAATAGTTCAGCGCGTGACGCGTACCCTTCGCCGGTTTCTTCGGTGCCTGGCCGCAGTTGCTCTACGTACGCGGTGATGCTGCTGCTCGGCATTTCGCGGAACGAGCCAATGTACTGCCCTGCGATCTGCGTGTTGCGGAATTCGGTGTACCTGAGGTTGCCCTCTCGCACGCCGTACGCCGTCAGGAAGTCGGTCTGTGAAGGCGCATTCGGGAACTCCACGCCGCGCATGTATGCCGCTGTCGCATCACGCACCTGGGCATCAATAGTGGTGCGGTATTCTGCCTGCTGCTGCTTACGCATTTGATCAGCCTGGCGCAGGAACGTCGCCTGAGCCTCCGGAGACGCAGCATCGAATGCGGCGTTGCCGGTGTACCGCTTGGTGCTGGTCGGTAGCGTAGAGAGGCCAATCGCTGCGCTTACGCCAGTAGAAAGCTGCTGGTCGCTATATGGCTGACTTCCGTTCTCGTGGTGGATGATGGCGGCGCACAGTGCTTTAAGCGTGTCAGGGTTGGACGCATCCAGCGGTTGATCAGGCGTTACGCCCAGTTGAGCGCACACCGCCTCGATGTAAGCGGAGGTGTTATTGTTGTCGTCCGGCGGTGCCCAGCGGTTGATGATATCGTTGACCGTGTCGATCCCCTGCCGCTGGTATGAAAGCAGATTGCGGCCCAGCGCGCGGATCCCATGCTCAGGGGTCTCAAACTTCGCAAAGCGACCATCGTCACCGGTCTGGCCCGACCATGGATTAGATTTGCTGAACTCCAGATTTCCCGGGTTGTTGTTACGGATCCCGCGGGCACTATCACCGCCTGCAGATACCGCCCGGCGGGAACCAGTAACCGTGTCGCTCAGTTCGCCGTTGCTCTGGATAAACCCAATGGAGTTGTTTGCTGACCACTGGGAAAGTGCGGTATCGGCTACCTTCTCTTTAAATTCTGTTTTCTTCGCCTGGATCTGCTCAGGGCTCCAGCCATGCGCCGCGCCGTAATCATCGATCTGCTGAAACGTCTGCTGGTTGTAAAGCACGTAGTTAGCGTTGTCGCCATACACCGAAGCAGCCAGTTTTCCGTTGTTTGCCAGTGTCGCCTGGAACTGACTTTCCTCGTAGGCGTTGAGTTGCCCTACTTCATGCCGCCCGGCCTGAGTAGTGAACTGAATGCGCTGCTGCTGCGCCTGCTGCATAAAGCCTGGCCGGGCGCTCTCCGGCAGGCCCATAGCGATCTTTTCAGCCTGAGCATCAAACTGCTGGGTGTATATCTGGCCTTTACCGAGCGCGTTCTTACCCTGCTGGTTAAGCAGTCCGGTTTCCGGGTTGGTCAGCAGATCGCTGGATACCTGGCTGAGCTGCAGCGATGCATCCTGCGCCATGGCGACGTCGGCGCGCTGTTTGGCCTGGCCGAATACAGCTACCGCTTTATCGGCAACGTTGCTAAACACATCGGCCATTTGTGGCGTGTTGAAGGTTTGCAATCCAGGGGATTGAATACCGCGGCTTTCAACCTGGCGACCAGTCGTTGTTGGTACGGTTGGCATTGCTGATCCTCCTTATCGACCGGTTGGTGTGCCAACTGCTGCGCTGATTGGAGCCGCTTTCTGGCTAAAAGGACTCCAGGTGCCTCCACCCATCTGATATGCACCATAAGCCTGCAATGGGGCTGTTAAAAGGGTCTGTGACATACCTGATTTACCAGCGCTATTAGCGGCATTAGCCTGAGACTGATAATTACCACCCTGAACTTGCAGGCCATACGCTTCGCGCTGGGCGTTATTCACAGTAGTCAGCGCATCGAGTGTTCCGAACTGAGCGGTATCACCGAAAATATCGAGTGAGGATCCGCTGCCCAATTCTGCACCGGTGGCGGCCATGTTAGCCGCCTGTGTTCCCTGACGCTGGCGCATTTCCCGGCGGCGCTGCTCAGCTTCCGCATTGCCACGGTTAATCGAATCCTGAGCCTGAGCCTCCGCAACATCGGCGTTTTGTTCAGCCACCGCCGAAGTGTATTTAGCCTGCTGGTTTTGGCTGTACATTGACGCAGCAGTAGAAGCCACCGTGACGGCGACGAGAGCAATTGCCGGGCTACACATTATTTTCTCTCCATGTGGAAGCGGTGAAACTGATGGCCGTGAATGCCGTATGGCTGCGGCTCTTCGATGGTGAAGCCAAGCCAGTGCAGCCATACACGCGCGGTGTGGTTGCGGGCATCGACATAATTTTCAAGATACGGATAAACGGTCAGCATTGCATTGACCACTTTTCCGCAGCGACGCAGGAACGTGCGCTGATATTTAACCAGCGCGTCGGTGCCAACCAGCCAGGGGATCCCGCTGCCGCCTAGCATCGAGGCAGGGGCCACGCCGAAGACGGCGATCACCTTGCCGTTAACCAGCCCGGCGCAGGCAAATGTCGATGTGCGCAGGCCTGTTTCCAGCACCCGGCGCGCATCCCAACCATTGGCAGCAAGAAACTCGTCAATGTCAGCCTGGCGCACCTGAGGCAGCATTTCTTCAATGTGGCGGGCGGTGGCCGGTACGATCTGGGCATCAATCATCAGAAGCCCCCCACGGTCAGACGAGGCAGAACGGCCAGCACAGATAGCGGCAGCGGGTCGAGTTGGCGGATCTTCACGCGCCCGTTCTTATCCCAGTTGCTGTCGAGCTTCACTTCCACCTTGCCAGTGGCGTCATCAACCGGGTCGTCGTAGAACTCGAACTCGCGCTGCGGGTATTCGTACCAGGCTCCGTCAGGGGTCGACGCCCAGATACCACGGCTGGCATTAACGACCAGCGTTACGGTAGGGATCAGCTGCTTCTTATCCAGCAGCGTTTCCTGCCCATTGATGTTGATGTCCAGCGTCTCGAATTCTGCGGCTATTGGCAGGCCGATATGCACAACCGCGCCTGGTGATTCCAGCGTGACAGCGCCGCCAGTGACGACCTTCTGTGGTTCTACGTTGGCGTCAGAAAGGATGTTGACAGTCTGCCCCTCAAGATGAGCGAGTCCGCTGAATGTCGGCCTGGCCATCTGCCAGTTTGTGGTGGCCGCAGCTCGCAGAACTGGCGGTACATTGCGGTTAGCACGGATGACAACTGCGTTTGAGTTGGTCACTGAAACGATGTCGCAGCGCAACTCCATCGCTACCGATTCGCCGCTGTCGGGATCCGTGCCTGTGTACGGGAACTGCAGCTGAGAGCCGACATCTGCGCCGGTGAAATATGCCCCGCCGCTGGCGGTGATGGTGTAATCGACGCGGTAATCCCAGTCACCGGTGCCGCCGCTGATGGTCATGGTGCGTGATGAAGTGTTACGGCCGTCGTAGCTCAGGCCGCAGTCAACGAAAAAAGCATCCTCTTCGTTGGTAAACAGGCGGCTGGAAAGGCGCTCGATGTAACGTTTCTCCTGGCCGTTGATCGTCCGGTTAACCACGAAGTAAACCGCGTCCTCGCTGCCTTCGCTTATCGAGCAGGTGCTCTCATACTTACCGGTGCTGGACTGCGGTGCCCAGGCGAACACCTGCTGCTCGCGCAGGTAGGTCATCACCAGCAGTTTGCCATCATCCCGGATACAGAACGCGCTGCTGTACGGCACGATGCAGAATGACCAGTCGATGATGCTGCGTTTCTGGAAGAGGTGGTTTGCGAGGATGGTAAGGTCAGTGCCCTGGTACCCGTCAACGTCGAAAGAATACGCCAGATCCCGGACAGCGCTCCCCTTCTCCTGGATAAACAGTGCGATGTTTGCCACGGCAATCGGCGGGACGTTGCTGGAGCCGCTATTCCCCTGTGAACTGAACGAGAACGATGCCGGAGTAAGGACCTTATTCTGGTCCCCGGATATCGTATATTCCCCGCCAGATGTCAGCGCAATCAGGTTACCAACGTCTATCAGGTGGCGGATCTCGTTCACCTGGCGCCCGGCGTAGGTGTAGATGATGCGATCATCATCCTGCAGCGGATTGCTCTTGCCGAAGTCTTTGTAATCGCCAGTGCGGCTGGCCCAGATGGTTTGCGGATACGCTGTGGATGCGGCGAAATACAGTCGCTGCTGATAGTAGACGACGGTTCCCGGGTAGCCGTTGACGCTGTTCCAGGCGTAACGCGCCCATTTATAACTGGCGTTGGCAGAGCCGACAACCTGTGACGGGATGTAGCTTAGCACCGTGGCGGTGGCGCTCAGGCCATCACTTGCAACGGCAGTAATGCGGACAATGCCGAACCCGCTGTGAAGGTATTCCCACTGGATCCCGGTGTCGCCATCCCCGGTGCCGCCCCACCCGTCCCAGGACATCCCTTCGGTATGCGACGGGCGCAGGGTGCCGGTCTTCCCGGCGGTGTTGGCGCGATAGTAGTTGCTGTCAGCTCGGCGGATATCGTCGATCACGGTGGTCTTGCTGGTTTCCCAGACGGGCACTGAATCGATCACTGGCTGCTCGAGATAGAATAGCTTGCCTACCTGCTCCGCGCCGAATATCGCAGAACTGGCAGTCAGCGTAACAGTCCCGGTGCTGGCGCTGGCGTAGACAGTGATCGCTTCGTCGATGTTGATATCTTCGAACGGTCCATTTTTGGTTTCGACATCCACGATCTGCCAGTTGTCATGCGCGTAACGGCGCAGCTCTTTAGGCGGATAAGCCGGATGAACCAGCGTCAGAACGTCAGCGCTCTGGGTGAATTTGATGCGGAACAGATCGGAATCGGCGTACGGCATCGCCAGTTCGTAAATCACGTTGCTGCTGTTCAGCACATACGCACCGTCTTTAATGACCCGCATGTAGTTATGGCCGAACTCCAGCGCATACGTCTGTATCGTGGAGAACTGGAACGGGATCAGCCTGCACTTGCGATCAGCGTACTTAGCCTCGCCAATAAAGCGCGTGCCCGGGCGGTTCTCCACCCCGCCGTACTGCCGGACGATAAAGTTATCGCACTTGCGCAGCGCCACCTGATACTTCGACATATCGATGCGGCCGTACAGTGACGGGCCGATCTCACCGCCGGCAAAGCTCGGCTGTATCCAGCTAAATGCCATTACGACAACCTCGCTGCTGTAAATTCATCCATTGGCGGCTGCGGCTCCTGCGACTCGTTCAGGCTGTGCGACCCGGCGCTGAGGATCACGCGGTTGTACATCGACAGGGCGTTATTGCCGAGATCGGCGCTGCCGGTCAGCGGCATGTTGATGGCGGCGGCCAGACGCCAGGACAGCGCCTCGATGAAGATGGCATCGAACATATTCACGTCGGTGACGCGCCCGACGTACTTCAGCCAGGCCGCTGGCTGGTCTGTGTAAATCAGTTTCCCCGTTCCGGCCGAATCAGCGCCAGTTACGTACGGCACGCGCATGGCAGCAGTTGGGTTGCGGATACCCGGCAGCATAATTTCCGTGATGCGCATACAGTCAGTTGGGTACTGGTAGGCGTACTGCCAGTCCGGCGGCGGGTTGTTGGTGTCGGCCAGCGCCACGCGTTTGGTGGCAAAGTTCCAGTCGAAGTCTGCCAGCGCGGCATCGCGGCAGGCGTCGAAATGCAGGGAGCACTGCCCGGCTTCCTTGCTGGCTTCGTCCAGGCTGTTAATGCTGCGGCTGTTGCCGATGTTGCTCAGCGCGCGGTTGCAGATCTCGATAACGGAAGCCATTACTCACCGCCGTTTCCGTAGAGGGTTTCAGCCGCGGTTTTCTGCGGTTCACTGGAATCAGGAGCCACAGCCATGTCGGTGATCTGTAGTTCAGCACGGCGGTAGGTTCCGTCGTCGTCCTGGCGCTCTGATGTGGATTTAACGATCGCTTTGGCGGTGATCATCACCACTGAGCCAACGGCAGGTGTACTGATGCCCAGCTTGGTGATGGTTTCATTATCCAGGCTAATGCAAAGCCCCCATGGATAATCGTCGCGCGTATGCGTTTCGCCCTTCTCATCCTGAAAGCTGTCGGTGCCGGTTTTGAGGTTGACCATATCCATAATGCACTCCTGCAAGAAGGGGGCCGAAGCCCCCTGTTTGATTAGCGAGGCTTACACGCCCAGTTCTTTACGCTTATCTGCGATCTTCTCGCGGAGCGTTTCGGCTTTAGCGTTGTGATGTGGCTTCTCGTTAAAGAGCACTTCGTACTCTTCGCGGAGTTTATCCAGATCGTCATCGCCACCGCTGCCACCTTCACCACCGTTGCCGCCGTCGTTCAGCGGCTTAGGTTCAACAACAGCAGCAGGCGTATCACCCTTGTGCTTTGCCTTCGCTTTTGCCGCTTTTGCTGCGTCGTTCAGCGGCTCCAGCGCCGCGCCTGGCTCACCGTCATATTCAACTTCAGAGCCTTCCGGCCAGAGGTTGTTATGAATATGGGATAAGCGCAGGACGCGGTATCGTGCTTTTTCACCTGACATCGCTATCCCCTTAGCCGGTCACTTTGGAACGAATCGGGTAATAAGGCGTGTTGTTATCAACATCCAGATTAATGCCCGAGGTGAATGCGCCAGCAGTCAGCGGGCCGGTACCCACCGAATAGTTGACGCGCAGGTAGCGCTGAACGCCCGCCGGAACCTTCGTTGAGAACAGGCGCTTGCCAACGGTCAGTGCTGACAATGCCAGCGCACCGCTGTCATAGATGGTTGTCCAGGTGGAATTATCCGGGCTGGTCTGCAACTGGACGTTCAGGGTTGCGGCACCTGCCGCCGTAGCGGTGGTGTCAACAGTCGCCCAGAACTCCAGCGGGTAGCCCACGCCGATATCGCGGCGCGTGCCGTCAATCGGCCCCAGGTCAATCACATCCGTAGAAGCAGCAGTAGCTGTAACCGCCTGCTTCTCGGAGAACATCAACAGCTTGTCGAGGATCATCTTTGTCTCTCCAGTTAGCCGCCCGTCGCCGGGCAGCTGGTTTTAGTCAGGCGTTAAACAACGCGCGCTTCGGTTTCTAGGATCGCGTCAGTTTCGCGGATTGGAACGCCGCGGAAGGCAGTCCACCATTCACCCTCGGTCTCTTTGACGGTCAGGGCCAGAGAAGCCTTGTCCAGAGACTGCAGGTCGAGCGCCTGCGCCACGGTGCGGTTCATGTAGAAGACCGGTTTACCCATGCCGCGGTTAGGGATGCGGTGCAGAGCTTTCACCATCAGGCTGACGATGTTTGCAGCAGAGCCAGGCACAGACAGATCGCTCACATCGATGTTGGCGATGCGCACTACGTAACGCCAGTCGCGCAGAGACAGGCCGTTATCCCACTTATAGTGAGTGCGATAACCTTCGTAGCGGCCACCGTTGGCATCGATCAGGGTTTCCTGCCCTTTATCTTCCATCTGCAGGCCTGCTTTCTGACCTTTCGGGAAGATACCGTGAACGGTGTTTTCGCCCCACACAACCAGCCAGATGGAGGTGTTATCGGTGCCGGTACCGCCAGCGTCGATAATGTTCTGGCCGTTGCCTGCGGATTTGCTGGAGTAGCGGGATGACAGACCCATGAACTGCTGCGGGTTAACGCTGGAATCGCCATAGAACAGGGTCTGAGCCATCTGCTGGTTCATGCCTTCGATGAAGGCACGGTCTTCTGACAGGCGGAATTCGGCGGTATTATCGTTCAGGTCAGCCAGCGATTTATCCACCTCAGCGTAGGTTTCCAGCATGCCGACAGCATCGGTAACCTGAACGGTGGTAGATTTGCTCGGCTGCACACCGTAGTTCAGCAAACGCCAGGTTGCCTGCGGCAGACCGGAGCGGATGGTGGTGCGGTGACCGGTTGGAAGGTTGCCTTCAACGATCAGCATGTCTTCCAGGATTGGGTTAGTCTGGCCGAGCAGTTCGATAATCTTATCGATCTTCCCGTTTGGATCTACGCGCTTACCCCAGTCAGCCAGCGTCAGCGCAGTTAAGCCTTTAACAGCCATGGTTTCTATCCTCTCTTATTTGCCATAGAGCACTTCGGCAGCTGAGCGCTGACCGTTTTCTTTCCCGGAAACCATGCCGTCTTCTGACATGGCCTTACCGATTTTCACGAACGTTTTCACCAGATCGGGGTGATTACCCAAGCCGGTGGTGTTCAGGTATTCTTTCAGTTCAGGAGTGCCGAACTGGTCCAGCGCACGCTGAGCAGCACTCAGGTTGCCGGTGAGCTTGTCGCCGCCGATCTCTTTATCAGCTTTCACATCAGCGGCCCACTGCTCGGTTGTTGCCTGCCAGGCATCGGCCTGACGCTGCTGCACACCAGCCAGAATTTTCGGGTACGCGTCGACCAGCTTCTGCGCCTGCTCATTGGTCAGGTTCAGTTCGCGGGCCACCGGCTCGAAGTCCTTCAGGGCTTCCGTATCCAGCTCAACGCCTTCAGCGGGCTTAAACTCATACGCTTCCGGTGCGCCTTCTGGCTTTTTGTCTTTGCCATCGTCAGGCTTATCACCTTCTGCCGGTTTATCATCCTGCGGCTTCTCGCCTTCAGCGCCAGGCTGAGGCTGTTCACCTTCCGGTTTTGCAGGTTCGCCTGCAGGTGCAGGTTGTTCGCCAGTTCCCGGCTGTGATGCGGCTGGTTCAGATGGTGCTGGCGCTGCGCCACCGTCAGCAGGCTGCTCGTTGCAAAGGCGGCGATGCAGCAAACGATCAAATAAATTCATGGTTACTCCTGTTCACTGGCCTCTGCGGCCATCTTCAGATACTGCTCTGGGCAGTGCGCCATGACGCGCTGAAACAGTGCCAGTGCCAGATTGCGCTGCCCTTCGTTGAATGCTGTGATGTGCGGCTCTACGTTGAAGCAGGTACCGAACACCTGACCTTTCTCCAGCACTGACCAGACAACGCGGCGGCCCTGCACGCTATCCATAACGAATTTGATATCGTCAATTTCGCGCTGAGCCAGATCACGCTTCTTGCGATCGTTCTTAAATCTCAGTTCTTCTTCATCGATATCCATCATTGCTGCGGCGCTCCTGATGCGTTAGCGATAGCAGTTAGGAGGCTGGGATCGGTGGTCTGCGTCTCGCTGAGCGTCTTGGCACCCTGCGCTGCGGCCTGGCCCATCTGCATAGCCATCGCGGCCTGCTGCTGCTTGGCGCGTTCTTCGCGGATGCCCTGCACCTGCTCCTGCGGAACGATGACGGTTGGCGACACACCAGACATTTCTGCGAATGCGTCGATGGCCTGATCCACGTCGAGTTTGTCCAGCGCTTCCGGCTTGGCCTGCGCCAGCTGACCAATGAAACCGACGGTCTGGGAAAGGCTGGTGAGACCGATAGACTTCTGGGCCTGCGCCATCACAGAGATGTACTCGATGCGCAGCGGCATCCCCTGGAGAACGTCCGGCGGCGGCGGCAGCATGTTCTTGCGCACCATGATGGAGAATGTGCGGTCTATCAGCGGGTTCAGGCATTCGTCGTTCAGACGTTCAAGTACCGGCCCCAGCATCAGGAGCTTTTCCTCCTTCATCTCGATCACCGCTTCCACCGGCATTGAGCGGGTATTGATGTTCTGCAACATCATGAAGAGGTCGACGAAGTAGGAACTGTTGATGATCTGCCGGGTGTCCTGAATGTCAGCCAGCAGGTCAGCGGTATTCGGGTTAACCAGGTAGGCAGGTTTGAATCCGTCCTGCCCGGTCAAAACGTCGAGATAGGTCACATCGCCAGGCAGCAGGGAACCGCGCTGGTTTTTGAGGG